CGAACCGAAGTTCAACACGCAAACGCTACGGTTACCCTGAGAACTATTGTAGATCATCGCGCCCGACGAAGAGATCGTAGCCGTAGACCAAGTGGTGTTGCTAAAGCTTAACCATGCAGTCGTAGCCGGTGACGCACCCGAAGTAGGAGCGTTACTAATCGTCAACGTGTTACCACCAGCCGTATAACCAGTACCCGAAGTTTCATCCGAGTTACCCGTCATATTGGAATAGTTAGTAGTCGTCGCGTCGTATGTACCCGTCACCGTGCCTTTGAAAAGCGCGATCTTGAACGTATCCGCAGTTGATGCAGAACGTGATGGGTTAACAGTTGAAAAGTTATGATAAGCCTCAAGGAGTTCCACCTTAAAGCTAGTCGACATTGCTTGAGTAATGCCAGCCATTACAGTCTCCTAATGATATCAGCAAGACCCGATTGACCTTGTAGGTCTAATTGGGCGCAAATTGTTTTACGTTCTTCCTGTTGGGCTTCTGTAAATGCGGCGACCAACGCTTGCCGGATATGCTCTTTAAATGCCTTAGCCTGTTCAATTATAGCAGGATGGCTGTTCTGACCGATAAAAATAATCTTATCGACCGTCATATTAGCCATTTCTTCTGCATTAAAGCCGCGATGATCCGTCGTGTAGACCGCGACATTGCCAACAAACGAACTGCCAGATGCTTGTAAACTCATGGTACATCCACTCTAATTTGACCGCTACGGTAAGCATCACGACGATCTTTGCCTTCCACAAGACCTTTGAGCATCGCAATACCCTCTTGGTATTTATCTTCGTAGTATTTAACCATATCTGCCTCACCTTTCATATACAGGTAGGCTTCACGCAAAGTCCCATATAACAAGGTGTTAGACGCATAAGTCCCTAACCAAGATGAACCCGCCGTAACAATAGATGTTGGGTAGGCATAGTAATGTAGTTCTGCTACATAGTTCTGGTCAGGGGTAGGCCCGAGAATGAAGTTTGACGTATCAAACTGGGCATAGTGGGTAGGGGGGCCGTAATACTGAACTGGGCTTGGGTAGGGGAATGCCGACCGCATGTACTCCACATCTTTGTTCAGCAAGAAGGTTTGGTAGGTATTCCCGTTAGTATCCGTCTGATTGATGGCTAAGGAGAAGGATGCAGTCCAGTCAGTGGGCATGGCGAGGTAGGGGTTCCCCGCCGATAAGGTTCCGGTGACATTCTTACGCAGCGAGGGTATCTGAACGGTATTATTAATCCGCTCTTCCGCAATTTGGACAAACGTGGGGATATAGGTGACAAACGTGGTTTCCACGTTCTCCGTATAGTCCTGCACCATCTGCCAAAGGTTAGACGGTGAGTTAACCCCTGCTGTGTAAGTAATCGCCATTAGTTATGCCCATCATCCACTGGGATACGACCGTTAGTTTGCACTGGATCACGATCCATGTCGTCCAAGTAAAACTTTTTGCCGCGAGTCGTATTTTTGCAACCACGGATTTCCATTTGGTTTTTCTTCTTACCAAACGGTTTAACATAACGGTTATAGGTCTTGGTTCCGGTCAAACCAATATCGTCTTCCGGATAGCCTGAACCTTTGGTAAACCGAGGATTCTGCATCGGCTGCTTATACTTACCGATTGGATTCGGCTCGTCAGCATCGAAGTACTCAAAATCTTGCCATTTGTTAGACATTTATTTTCCCCTTGCGTTTCCACGCTGATACATCGCACGGGCGAGATTACGTCCGTACTTCTTCATCGCTTCACCAGTAACGCCGCCACCGGCAAGCTTAGTGAGCTTTTTACCCGGGTGCATGTGCTTCTCGTGAGCATGAACCGCTTCCGCGATACCTTTCTTAGCCATCTTAATCTCCTACGAAATCACTACCGTAACTTTACCAACCACACCGTAGCCTACCAAATCATTAGATACACCGCGAGGGGTATCGTTAACATTCGAGGCACCTGAACCATTCATCGTACTTGTAAACAAAGACGTGTTATATCCTACAGGGTTCCAGCCCCATTGTATAACCCGACTACCGCCATCACCGCCTATCACACCTGTAGCAGTATAGTAACTCACGTCAGGACGCGGCTCTCGTACAGCTTGCGGGTCGTTAACTGGATATAGGCCAAGCGATAACTGCGGTTGATCCGGTTCCCAGCACTCAGGGCAAACCTTGATTGTCACGTTCTTGGTCTTGATAACCAAGTTTTTCAGTTGAGTCAGCTTGTACCGAAACCCACACCGATCACACTCAGCAATCGCATTTTTGCCTGATGCAAAACGACTAGGCACGGTATCACCTATATCCTATAAACATCTCTCGTGGCACAAATCTAACTGCCGCCTTCTCCCGGTCTTCTTCCGAAGCTCGCATCCAATCTTCTTCATACATCGACTTAAGAACCGCAGTTCGTTCAGCCGCTTTGGGAATTTTCATAGACAAGTAGTACGCCAAGCCAGAAATTAATGCGGGCCACATGCGAAACGGAACATCTTCCGCATTGATACCAGTCCCTGCATCTTGCATACGACGTAGGCGTGTATACGCAAAAGTATACGTGGTTGAGCTATCCGGCGTAGGCCAAACTGTGATGGTTGGGTACGCTACGTTCCCTGTCTGAGAATTAGTTTGCCCACTCAAGCGATTAATCCATACTTGAATGGGTCGGCCTGTCGCGTTTTTGTTAGGAATCATCCAGTAAGTAGAACTGGAAATGCGCGTGATGTTAATGTCTTGCTGAGTAGTACCCGACCCTGTGCGAATAACGTGATCTAAAAGATCCACCGTATCCAAAGGCAGGTTATAAGTGGCGGTACCCGGGGTTAACGTAATCAGTCCAGATGAGTCTAAAGTCCAGAGATTAATGCCCCGATTCGCCCACTCCATAAGCAAAAGATTAAGACTACGAACCGCCGTACGGAAGTCGTATCCGGAGCGTAACTCTGCTCCGCACCGTTCAAACGCCTCTTCGATGATCTCATTGACATCAGGAAGAAACGACGTAGTACCGGTTGTCTGACCTAACGCCGAAGTTGTCATTAGCAGTTCCACGCTCTAAGCGATTTATTAATCCGACTATTTGGATCACGTGCAGTTTTGGCACTCGTAAGCTTCTTTCTCATCCCTTTCATTCTTCGACAGAATGAATCCCTACGCTTGCCGCCTTCTGGTTGCGGGGCTTTTAAGTGAGCACCGTGAGCACGGTTATAGCTTGCTCTACCCTTAGCATTAAGCCCGCCATTAGGGTTTTTGCCCTCCTTGCGAGTCCAAGCTTCAGTCTTACCACCACTTGCCATCTTCGCCACAGCAGCGTTGTCAACAAGATTAGGATAAGGTCTGCCCGCCTTTTTAGCGCGAGCTTTAGCAGCAGCCTTTTTCTCCGAACTCAGGTGTTTAGTCTTATGACCTTTAGGAGCATCTTTCTCCCAGAAAGCCTTTTTGACGTCGCCACCTTTAGCCATTCCACCTTCGCAAAACACTTTCGTGGGGACGAGCGCATCTTTCCTAATTACTTTCTTAGGATTAATAGCGCCCATTCCCCGCGAAGCCATCATGGTTTATTTACCGTGATAGTGTTTACGAACATGCTCGTGATGAGGCATATGGCTCTCTACGTGACCACCGTGTTTGTGATGATGTACGTGAGCAGTCATGTGCTCATGGTGATGCTTTGGCTCGTGATGCTTGGGGTGATGAACGTGACCGCCCTTCGCATGATGCTCAACATGATGATGTTTCATTTCAATCTCCTACAAAAAAATTAACGAACTCGACCTTTGGTTTTGCCCTTTTGAGCTAGACCATCTCCACGTTTAGACCCAATATGCCCGCCTTTGGCATACTTGGCGACCTTCTTACCAACCTTACCACCTTTTTTCATATTAGGTGAACCATACATATACCCCGGTTGTTGCCGTGGTGTATTTTTGGCATTTTGGATAGCTTGAAGAATTAAAGCCTGTCTATCTGCATCAGTATACGAACGGTTCTGTGCTTTAAGGTTAGCCCTATTAGCGGCATCCTGCATAAGTGCTTGCTGAGTCATTCTATACTGTTGAATAGAATCTGCGTCGCTTCGAGGGTTAAGCCGACTTGCTGTACTTGTTACTTCAGGGATGTCCATAGCCGCAGCAGCACTTCGAGGGTTAAGCCGACTTGCTGTACTTGTTACTTCAGGGATGTCCATATCCGCAGCAGCGCTTCGAGGGTTAAGCCGACTTGCTGTACTTGTTACTTCAGGGATGTCCATAGCCGCAGCAGCACCTTGACGCGCAGCCGCTTTATCAGCCGCAGCAACAGACGGAGACTTAGCTTGGCCCGGTTGGGCTAACTGAGTACCGTAAGAACCACCACGCCATTTGAAAGTCTTGTTTCCCATTTTGCGTGCAAGGGCGAAGGCTTTACCGAACGACAGATTGTCGTAATTGACTGGGCCAAGAGTAGGCGCAGGATTATCAATTTGACTAGGATCGAAGTCAGGTAATGAGGCTTCTACATCACCACCATCGTCAAAATGACGCTTCATCCGTTTATTGGACTTCGGCATCCTTTTGACTTTGGCGTGCTTCTTCAGCAATGCTTTAGGAATTACTTTCATAAATCACTTACCGCATTTTACAAGAAGTATGACCCTTCACAGCAATACCATCGGCTCGACGATGCTTGTGTGACCCAACGTGACCACCGGAAGCCATTTTAACTATTTTGGCTTTGGTATGTCCTTTCTTAACATGACCATCGCCATGCTTAGATTTGTCGCTACCGCCGCCAATCATTTTTTCAGTCCCCTTGCGGTCTTTGGTAAATTCCTTACCTTTCATAGCGGTCATACCGCCTTTCGCGTGATGTTTCACATGGCCTCCACGGGCATAGTGGTGATGATGAGATACGTGAACGTGACCGCCATGAGCCATTCCGGGCATAGCACCGGGGCCAGCCGCCATTGGGCCAGCGCCAGCAGCAGGCATAGCAGCCGCAAGAGCCGCAGGATTAACCGCCATACGAGGGCGCGCCATACGCGCACTAACGCCACCACGCGCCATTTTCTTCGTATGATGTTTAGGAGCATGTTTTACATGTCCGCCTTTCTTGTAACCCATCTCCTTGTGCTCCTTCTTTTCATGCTCCATAACACTCTTAGGCGCGTGACCGCGCTTCAAAGCCTTCATTTCGGCTTGCGCTATTGCTTTCGATTCTTTCATAACTTTTCCACCTTTTTTGTAAGGGATCATTCCTTTGTAACCAGTAGGATTATTTGGGTCTGGCTTAGGAGGGGGAGGAGGGGGAGTCTTGTGAGCTA